CGTCTGGCATTTTGATTGCCTGCATTCTTTGTTCAAAACTCATAAGTCATTTACTTTGTACGGGTTGATAAACTTGACGCCGCTGTATTTGTTGTTCTCTACAAGATTGTTATAGTTGTAGCGACCAGACAAATGAGCAGCAATCATATTTTTAGCACGAATACCTTGGCAGAAATTATATGCTTCGTCAAGAGTAAAATGCGTAGGATCATCTCTATCTTTAGCATCAAGAAAAGTACAATCCATTATAATATCCTTCACATCCATCAATTCGGTAGTATCACCGATTTGATAAGCATCAAGGCAATAAGCAAACAGATTAGCACGATAAGTTTCGTTGAGTTTATCGCTGGTAACTCCTCTGCGAATAAAAGAAGGAATGTCCAATCCTTGATACTCTTTCTTTAGTCGAGTACGGTTCTCGTAAATGACATAACCAAGTGTGCTTTTGTTCTTTTGATGCTTCATATCAACCGCACGCAAAAACTGCTTGTTGCCAAGATCAAGTTCAAATCCAGATGAAATAGGCACAAACTTCAGATCATAACGCAACCAGTTGCCAGCACGAAGTTTGCAAAACTGAATAAGGTCATTCATCAAATAGTTGTCTTCTGGATAATATACCGTAAGAGGTTTGTTATTATCCATTGTATCAACATTGCGACTCATACCTCTGCCAGCATTTCGGCAACCAATAATACTTGGCAATCCAAGAGTATGATCACCGTGATCGTGGGAAATGAAAATCTTATCAATACCAGCAAGAAAGTTGCCAATGCTTGTAGCAGCACCCTCGCCGCAATCAAACATAAGATTGCGAGTTTTGTCGTGACACCAGTTGCTATATAGTGCCTTGCTAAAAACAGAAATGTTGAGACCGTTATTCACAGCCTATACATTGATCTAGTTTTTATAGAATGTCAAGAGATTTTCGCAACTTCTACGCAAGATAATCTAACTCTATTATTATAAAACGGAAAATACACATAGAAATTATCAGGTAATGAAATTCCACTTGCCCAAGGAACGGTTCCACTTCCAGATGGCAATGATGCCCAACCTGTATCATCTGTTACCAATTTTGAATGCAAGTCGTTCAAAGAGGTACCGGCTGAAGCAGTTAATTTTTTATATGAAATTGCCACGTTTTGGGAAGCAGACCCAGAATTTTGCAAAACAAGTTTTAACCCGTAAAATGCTGTATTTGTTGTTGCGTTATTGGTCTCTATGGAAGTTGTTGTTCCGGTGCCGGATGTTGGTGCGTATATGCCAGCGGAACCAGATGATGCACCGGCAAACATATGAGTTACACTTGATACGGTTTGACCGGCTCGCGCTGTGCTTGCCATACTAGACGTAGTCACGGTCATAGCACCTATAAAATTGGTACCGCTTGTTCCAGGAAAATCGCTTCCATCGGACTTAAGTCCAAAATAAATTCTATCAGAATTTGACAGCACGCTGACAGTTTCGAACGTAACGGATCCACTGTCTCCAGTCTCACTCGTGTAATTGAATAGCATACCTACTCTAACTTGATTCCACGTTCCTAAGTTTAAAGGACGAACGAAAGATTCTCTTACTCCCAACAAAAGTAAATTTTCGGTATTTGAAGATTGATATATTATTTTTGCCATATATGTCCTTAATCGTTGTTAAAATATTGATCCGCTGTCTCTCCATATTCCACTACCGCTTGTCAGCGTTGTTATGGTTCCAACCGAATACGACTCAAAATTATCGCTTCCGGTTGGATAAAATGACGCAGTAATAACCCCATCGCCTCCCCATATTCCACTTCCGCTAGATAACAACGTAATATCTCCCAGAGAATATTCTTCAAAATCGTCCGATGCTGTTGTATCAACGGTAGTGCTACTAGGTGTTACAGTGGATGTCAGTGTAGGAGTTGGAGAGGGTGTGGTGCTTATTGAGAGAGTCACAGATGGCGTCACCGTTGGCGTCGGCGTTGTTGTTGCCGTTACTGTTGGAGTTACGGTAGAGGTTAGTGTCGGAGTCACAGATGGCGTCACCGTTGGCGTCGGCGTTGTTGTTGCCGTTACTGTTGGCGTTACGGTAGAGGTTAGCGTCGGGGTTGGAGAAGGGGTAGTGCTTATTGAAGGAGTGATAGATGGTGTTATACTAGGGGTCGGTGTTACGGTGGGCGTTGGAGTTGGAGACCTACCTATCAATTCTTCCGTTTTCAACGATTTATACGCCAAAAACTTCCAACCTACTGCGTTATTTCCCTCGCCCTGCTTTATCCATAGTTCATATGGTTCTGAAAATACGATATCGTTATTTTGTATAGTAGGAAACCAAGTTTCATTTTGATATGCCAAAGCAAAACTACGTTTTCTTACGTCTATTTTTTGCCTATCACTACCTCGTATAAGATAAAATCTATCATTACCTTCACGATAAAAGTATGTACCAGGAAAAGCAGAAATAACTTTTTCTGGATTGGCAAAATCTAACTCAACTTGTAACGTCAAAGGCAAAAATCTCATATATAATAAATATTAGATTGTTACACCTTTGAGTTATTATATTATTGCTGTGAAGGCGTGGTCAAGTTCTCTATTTCTTTTATGACCTCGTTGAGTACCTTTTTGCGACTATTGATGACAGCGTCGTATTTCTTCATCTTCTTCAACTTTACGCCAAGTATCTTATCAAACTTATCTTTTTGCTTTTTATAAACCTGAAAAATCTTGTCTTTTTCGGTATTATAATCAGATATTTCTTCTTCTACCTTCTTCTTCCACTCATTGAGCAAATACATCTTCTTTTCATCAGTTATTTGATCGTTTGGCGTCGCCTTGATTTCGTCTTGTATAACATTTTCTGTGCTCATGGTTGGTTTTCGTTTTGAACTTGTATCTTGATGTCGTTTAATTCTTCTTCAGATAGTTGTATGTTTTCTGGCGATATTTCATTTGGCTGCGGCGTTCCATCTTCTTCGCCATCTTCAACTGCTGTATCAAGTTCTTTTATCTTAAATGTCTTTTTACAACCAAACGGATTATTTACATATAAAAAGTAGCAGTTATAGCACAATAGTTCAAGATTGTCTCGCAGTTTGTTTTTTCTGTTGCCGTCTATATAGTTCAGCAATAATGGCGTGGCATTATCTATTCTGCGTGTATCAAAATTACACTTATTACATTTTTCTTCTATGCGATTAGAACGTATTAATCTTACTTTGAGCCTGTTTGTGCTATAGTTTGGATGTTTGTTGGCTAATATTTGAGCAAGTGGATACTTTCCGCTGTCTTCATTTTTGATGGCTTTGCTTATTCCTTTACCAGCCATATTGGCAACTCTGCCATATACTCCATACATTTTGGCATATTTTCTATATGTCATGAACGAAACGCCCAACTTGCGGGCACATTCGGCTTCTGTCTTGCTTATGCTTTGTGCCGCAAGAACTTCGCTTTCAAGCAGCATTTTTCTTGGTCTTCCTTTTATTAGCATATATTATACAACCTTTTTATTGTTTGCTTTTGAAATGATAGTATCTGTTGGATTTACTACAGCGACAAAGTCGCCAAGGTGTTTTTTATTTACAAGAAAACTTTCATTCTTTGTCCATATGAAAATATAGTTGTCTTGTTCGTGATAGCAGCATTGCTTGAATACTTGTGTGCCTACATCCTTGATATGTAGATAAAGCGTTTCACTAAAGTCTTCTGGTGTTATATGACTTCCCCAATCTGATTGTAGTTGTAACGCTTGTTTTTTTGTCATTTGTCCCACTCCGACATTCCCATATCATCAACAGCCAAATCGTTTCCGGTTTGTGCCTTGTAGTTTTTTCGCAAATCTTGTGCCAATGAGTATTGAGCCGCATTGTTTAGACACAGATAGGCATTCACAAACTTTTCCGTCTTTGCTTTCTTGCTTTTTCTAATTACAAGCATGGCACCAATATTGAAATTGTCTGTCTTCTCCATTTCTTGTTCAATGGCTCGTGTGCCCGCTTCGATGATTTGAACTTCTTCTGTATCAAATGCATTAGTATCCAATGATACTGTTTGTACCCAGTCCGGGCCTTCAACATAGTATGTTACATTCTTTGTTTTAGAACTCATTTCATTATTCATATATAAATATCAGTTAAAATCTGTTCCTATTGAAACATCGCCATCATTTATTGTGTCGAGTGCTTGTAGTTTTATTTTTACTTTTTCGCATACTTCTTCTTCGACGGTGTTGGCAACAAACACTATTTTTTGTAGTGCCTTTGTCTTACCACCTTCACGCCATACTCTACCAAGTGCCTGGCGTAAGTCAACAGCAGAAGGTGTTGGAGACAATAAAGCTATTCTTGGATAGTTTCCATTTAGATCGTGCAGAGATAAGCCAGCACCGCCAGCCTTTACATTGATTATAATAACTCTTTTTTTATCTGCTTGGAAGTCGGCAATGTTTCTATCACGCTCTTCGCCCTTGTTTTCTCCCCATACAACGCAGTTTGTATCCAATCTCTTGCTAAGTGCTCGCACAGTTTCGCTGAAGTTTACAAATATTGCCACACTCATGCCATCTTCTATCGCATCCTCTGCCATTTCAACAAACAACGGAACCTTGATAAGTTCTGCCTGCTGTCTGGCACGCAGCATTATTGTCATAGCATTTAGTTTATATTCTTTGGTATTCTTACATACAGCCTTTAGATATGCGAGTTCTTTGTCCATTTCCTCGTATATCTTCTTTAGTTCTTTCTCTGATTGTTCATCTATGTTATATGCTTCAGCAAGCACATCGCAGTCGGGAAATCCTTTGATGTCTTCACGGCGTATTCTTACGCCACGTTCCAAAAACAAATCAGCGTGTAGTTTTCTCAATACATCCTTGTCTCCATTGAACTCCCAACCAAATCTACCTTTTTCACAACCGTGTTCACGCAAAAATGTTGTCCATTTGCCGTTCTTGTATATTCCTGTAATAAGTCCTACAGTTTTTAGTTCTATAGGATTGATGGCATTAGTGGCACTACAACATAGTATCTTATATCCTTGCTTGTATGCTGCAATAGCAATTTCGGAGTTGATAGTGCCGTGTCCTTTTAGACGATGACTTTCATCAAATATGATAAGAGTATTCTTGGCTATGTTCCATTGAAAATACTCTCGGTTGCTTGTGCGGCTGACTGGCTTCCAACAACCAATCTCCTTATATTTCCCCGTCTTTACCGACTCATAGTTGAGTATAAACTCTGGCTTCAATCCATAATGCTTGGTAATAACTTTTTGCCACGAAGATATAACTGCCTTGGGACATACCACTGCGATTTTCATACCAAGCTCTCTTGCCACAGCAACCGCAGCATATGTTTTTCCTGCACCAGTATCACTGCCATCAAGTGCTGCTCCGTGAACCTTGATCGCCGCACACAACTTGCCTACGATGGGAACTTGAAACTCTCTTAGCCCCGTCGTCTGCTTAACCTGATAATCTTCAAGATTGCTCTGTGTAGGAATATCAACCTTCTTAGCAGGATTATCTTGCCCAAAATCTTGCCGAAAATCTGACTTATAAGTCTGCCATTCATATAATGCCCATTGATTGAGTTTGTTTTTTCCGATGCTATATCCCTGTGCCTTCAACTTTACTTTATTATTGTTCCAAAATACAAAAAACCCCTCAAGATAATCTTGAGGTATAACCCACCAGCGAACCCACTTTTGACCATACTTAGTGTATGTCTTGTTGGGTTCTGACCAGTTGATGAATAGTTTTTTGTCAGTTCCCATGAACGTCTTTGCTGCGAATAAATCTGTCCGCTTCAAAGATATTGCATTTTACAGGACTAGAGTCCTTACGAATAACGCCAATATTGAAATATTGTTCCATCATTTCGTAAAATGCTCTGCCAGTAGGTTCGTCGGCAGAATGACCAACACTTTCAGCATTGTTCATATATTGAGCACGAGTGTGCTTAAACTGACGCTGACACATTACTTCCAAATGCTTAATAACGCCAGGTATGCTTTCAAATAGCATTACTGGATTTTTACCGTTTTGTTTGACGGTACTATCTACGATATAATATTTTGACATATGACCTTTGTATAAGTTGTTTTTAGCCTAATCTCAAATCGCCTGTAATCTTGATAAGATGACTGGCATCATTCTTGAGCCAAATATCACCATTTGCGTCAACGTCTATTAGATTGAGATCAACAGCCTGCTGAACAGTGATAGGATTGTTTTGATAATAGATTTGTCCGGTGTACATAATGTGATATATATGGTTGTATATATAAGTATAAGCTTGAAACCATAATGAACGTTGATAATGTGTTTGTCAACATATATTTATATACATGGCTCTATTAAAGAAAATACTAGAACAGCAAGGTGCTGATATAGAAAATAAAGTGGCGGCGTTTGAACGCACGCTGCAATCGTTATATCCAGAGTTGGATAAAGTAGGTATGTATTATGATCGTAGTAATGGCAGTTTGTTTCTTAGCGACCTTTATGTAAAAGAAGAGCACAGAGGAACTGGAGTGGGCACAAAAGTAATGAATAGCATTATAAAGTTTGCTGATACTGAAAACTTGCCTATGGTGCTAATACCAGAGCCGGATGATGACAATATCTCACCAAAAAAGTTGATGGATTTTTATAAGAAGTTTGGATTTATAATAAACAAAGGCAAACGTATGGATTATACATTCAGTATGCCTTTCGCTACAACGATGTATAGAATGCCAAGAAGTTGATTTACTTCTTTTTGGTTGTTAGTCTACCGTATTCCGCCAGTTTCTTGTCTATATACTTCTCGACGGTTTTGTCTGCTACTTCAACAACTTCTCCACTCTTGTTGGTCTTGTATTTTGTGTTCCATTCTTGCAGGCTCTTTTTTACCTGACCATATGTTTCGCCAGAGTTTTCCTTGAGGTCTTGTATGGCGTTTACCATATTGTCATTACTTGTTTCAGCAATGTTATGTTTGTATAATACAAAACCAATAGCAGCAGCGGCTCCAACCAATCCAACAGTCAATACCATCCAAGGCTGAATATACATTATTGCTACTGCTACAAATGCAAGCACAAATGATATAACTGCCAATCCACCCTTACCAACCGGAGAATACACCGCACCAGCCATTGCTATTGCTGCTCCTATGCCACACCATATCATTATTTCACGTTTGGTCTTTTCAAGTTTCTCAGCACTTTCGCGTCTTTCTTTTTCAGCAGTAATAGCAGCGGCGGATGAAGCAAGTGCTTCGCTGTTTGCTTGATTTACTTTTTCTTGTGCTACTGTTATTTGTTTGGCAGCAGTTTCTTTGATTTCTTCTTTTTGTACTTGAAGTTGTTTTACTTCTTGCTTTGCTTCTTCTGTAGTTTTTACTAATACTCCCTTTTCCGCCAACAACTTTTTGTTTTCTTCCTGTAGACGCTTTATTTCATCCTTGTTATCTTTATCAAACGCATCAATATATTCTTGTAGTTTTTTTGGACCATTCAATATTTCGTCGATAGTTGGAGATTTACCAAGAGCCGCAAAACCAAGCCCAGTTTCGCGCTTTGAATACTCAAATGCACCAACCTTTGGAAAAAAAGCATATGCTTGATTTATGGAATATAACGAGTTTGCCGCACTCTGTATCTGCTTTTCTTGAGCGGTTATAACACTGTCTTTTGCGGCTGATATGCGTTCTTGAACTTCAATCAAATCCTTGTTGTATTTGTCTTTTAGTTCTTTTAATTGCGACTCTGCTTGTGCTTTTTTGACATACTTATCTTCCAAGTCTTTTTGTGTCATTGCCACATATGATTGGCAACCAGTAAGCATTACTAGCATCGTAAACAATAAAACCATTACTTTCATATTATTGCAGTGTTAGGTCGCCTTGAAACTTTACACCCAAAACTTTTTCTACGAGTTTTAGTGCGGCATTTTGATTTCCAGCATTCACGAGATTGTCAAACTGCTGTTTTTCAGCGTCAGTTGCTTTCTCAAAAAACTTGAACACTTCCATTATACCGGCATTATTGGCATAAATCGCTTCGGTTACTTTCGCATTTCGTATATTTGGAAATATTTTCGGAAGCATTCTTTCAAGTTCTGCGAAAGTATTATAATGATACCAAACTTCAGCTTCTTCTTCTCTCCATCCACCTTCGTGATATGTTATAAACAATACTATTTTTTTATCTTTCGGATCAATGTATACCTCCGCCGTATGGCTATCTTCCCCACTACGATTGGTGCCTTTGTAATATTGTTCCCATCCTCCTCTAGATGGTCCCCAGCCAACATGGCTTCCCCACTCAAACCCAAACTTTCTCATAGCTTCTTGTTGTTCTTTAGTCCAATCATTGTCTGGATTCGAATCGGTTGATACTTTCTTTTTCGCTTCTTTCATCGCGGGCGTTTCCTTCTTATTATGCTTGTCAGTATCAAATGCATTTATTGTCCAGCGACCAGACATATCGCTAGTAATTCCAGCGTGAGGTTCTTTTATCTTTGAACCTCCTTCGTTTATTGCTTCCTGTATCAGAAAGCAATAATGGTCGATTGGATCATAGTTTACCATTTTTCACTTATAGCCGCCTGTATCTGGCTGGCAAAATGATTGAGTGGATCTGCTGTATGAGTGACTGGAGGAGTTTTGGTCACAGCAACAGTGTTTTTATTGTTGATTACCTTGGTTTCTGGGGCAGTCAGGTTGGTTGGCTTCAGATTGGTAGCAGCACCTTTGCCAAGACCAGAAGTTTTTAAAGTAGTTTGCGCTGGTTCTTGGGCTGGAGCAGCTAGCGTGATGCTAACTACACTTGGTTCTCCCAAATCATCCATATCGCCCATATCACCACATTCTTCAAGACCAGCAGCCTTGAGTTTGCTATAGTACTTTGGATCTTCTGCCAAATGATCCATAGCAATCTTCTTTGCTAGTGCTTCATCTTGAGTATGTTCTTTTTCAACTGCCATACCCATTTCCAGTTCTTTAGGGTCAACGTTTTCCATAATTTTTCCTTGTTTGTCTGATTTAAAATACATATCCAAGTCGCTATAATACTTGGGATTGGTTTGTAGATTTTTGATTACGATTGGGCGAGCAACATCCTTACTTGGATATTCCATATGTTTCATTTCCCAACGCAGCCCCGCCATAATTTCATCTGAATCAAATCTGTCATCTTTCAGGTCATCTTGAGTGATTGTATCATATAATGAACTACCAATCACAGTATTGCCCTGCATGTATGTGTATCTACGGCTTGCTGGATAATCTTTTAGGCGGCGTGATGTTTGATTGCTTGAGAACGTGCCTGCCCAGTTTGTTGGTGCTACAGCACCTCCGGCCATTGCTCCGCCGCCATATCCAGCAGATTGACCAACGTAATATTCTATCAATGATATATCCGGTTCGGTCGGTTTCAAGTCTTGTATTCGTACCATCAAGCCGTCGTTTGTATCATCAAGTTTCACCAAGCAGTTTTCACCATTTATCTGTACTACCTTACCTGTTCTTTGGTGCCAATCCAAATCATCCGGCGTATTGATTTCAACGTAGTCGCCAACTTTTATTGTGTTTTCAGTATCATCCATAAAGCATTCCTTTTTTGATTGTTGGCTCATTACGCACTCCCATTTTTCCTTTTAGCATATTGAGTGCTGCTCTTGGATTCATCTTGCCAAAATTCACGCCAAGAATACCGTGTTCATTACAAAATTTTTCCAGTTCCTTTACATCTTCAGAATTATATTCCATAGTGGCTGGTTCAGATGAACGATTCTTCAGCATATTTGTAATATCTGATAAAGATACTTCGTCCTTTGCTTTACCAGATGGTCTAAGCATAGATGTATTTAGCATTGGCCAAGATTCGTTCATATATATGGTCTTATATAAATATAATCCAACAGCACTAATACGATTATTTATAACTGCCAAGACCCAACTTCTTCTTTTCGTCGTCTGTTAGTATATTTTTGATGAAATGTTTGGTGTATCTGCCAGAAAGTATGTTTGCCTCATCTTCTATCTCGCCGCCGATCTCTTGTTGTGGACCAGATATTCTGCCATCAACATCCTGCTTCATATGAGCCAGTTCATGTGCAATTGTTCTACAATAATCTACAAGATGTCGCCCGCCCGCTATACTACTTACTGTTTTATCTTTTGGACTATATGCCCCAGTAGTAATAGGTTCATTTGGATTAGGTCCAAGCAATCTGATAGTAATAGGTGTATCATCCAATCCAAGTTGCTCAACGGCATATTTTACATACTTGGCAATAAGACGTTGACTATCTTCGTCTATTTTAGGGCATCCTTTGACTATTACTAATTTGGCGTTCATATATACAATATAAGTATAATAAAGATAAATAAAGATTATTACATATTGACATTTTTTTAGGTGCCCCTAAAATAGGTGACCTAAAATAAATTATGCAAAAAACACAATATCTATCATATCAGGACGTTTTTCTAAAGCCGCACTACTCAAAGTATCATTCTCGTTCAGACGCAGATGTTTCTGTAGAATTTGGACCAAAGAAGTTCAAGTTGCCTGTTACTCCCGCTAATATGAAATGCACCATTGATGCCAAGACGGCAAAATGGATGAGTGAAAATGACTATTTTTATGTAATGCATCGCTTCAATATCAACCATCACGACACTCCTAATACTGATAATATCAACTTCATTGAAAAAGCCAACGAAGAGAACTGGAAGAATATCAGCATCAGTCTTGGCGTAAAGCAAGAAGATATGGATCTGGTTGAGCATTGTATCAAAAAGAATCTTCGTGTTGATTATATCACTATTGATATTGCTCACGCACACAGCGTGCGAATGAAGGAAATGCTTGCTTATATTATGCGAATGTATCGCAGTAGTATTTGCTCGGTTGAAAAGCCTTTTATTATTGCGGGAAATGTGGCAACGCCAGCAGCGGTCGTTGATCTTGAAAATTGGGGAGCAGACAGCGTGAAGGTTGGCATTGCTCAAGGCGATGCCTGCACTACATATGGTCAGACTGGATTTGGTATGCCAATGTTCACTTGCATGCTAGAATGTTCTGCTGCTGCCAGAAAGCCGTTGGTCGCTGATGGTGGAATTAGAATGAATGGAGATATTGCCAAGGCGATTCGTTCTGGCGGTCAGATGGTTATGGTCGGTAGTGTGTTTGCTGCTTGCGTTGATTCGCCAGCCGAAACTATCCAAAAGGTTGTAAGAATGAACGAACTCAAAGAAACAATGAAGGTCAGTCCAAAAGGAGTTCTTGAACAAAGTCTAGATGAAATGCTTGCCAAGAAAAAGTATAAGCAGTATTACGGCTCTGCTTCTGCCATTAACAAGGGATCAAATACTCACGTCGAGGGAAGATTGGTTACGCTCGAATGTAATGGAGTTACATACGAACAGAAACTCAAGGAAATGACCGAAAGCCTACAAAGCAGTATGTCATATGCCGGTGGAGACATTCGCCTCGCTGATTGGGGAGTTATCTACCACAAACACTAAAGCAACTTACGGAGAAAATCCAAGTTATTTACTCCCTCATACTTGCTCAAATAATAACAAAACGCCGCTACAACAGCGGCGTTTTCTTTTTTCAATAGTTCCGATAGTTCCAGATACTTGGCATCACGGAACAATTCAAGATAATCTACACACTTATCATCAACGCTCATCTTCTTCTATATGAGTGTCTTTTTGTTTAGGCTTATTCTTTCCTTTTTTCTTGGGACGAAATTTTTCAAACTTTTCAGTTTCAATTTCGTCGAGTTCTTCTACGTCAATGTTTGAATAATCTTCTTTGTATCTATAATTATTTTTGCTCATGTTATTCTGCAATAAACTTTACAAATATAAATATAAGGCAAAAAATAAAACAATTAACTATAAATTATAGTTTTACAATTAGAGTTTTGGAATAAGGATGAACTGTACCAGAATCATCCACAACACAAAGTCCTTTCATTCCACTTTCTTCATACTCATATATTTCACCATGAAAATTTCCCATATAAACTTCAACTTTTTCCATGTTGAGTTCTCCGGTTTTATTTTCCGCAAAAAACTTTTTAACGGTTGTTGCTTTTTTTAGAGTGAATTTTTGAAATGTTGGTTTGGATGGTTTATCTGTTGAACCAAATCCGCCGTCACCCCGTTGAGTATTATCAAGCCCAGTCGTTTCAACAAAATCAACAGGATTATAAAACTCAAATATAATCTGGGCAATCTTGTCTCCAATAACGACGTTGACATCTTCTTGACCAAGATTGATAAGAATAACTCCAATTTCTCCGCGATAATCTTCATCAATAACACCGGCCATAACATCTATTCCCTTTTTGTATGCGAGACCGCTTCTTGGTGCAATTCTACCATACATTCCAGACCAAATAGACATCGATAGTCCCGTCTTGAACAGTTTTCTCTCGTTGGGCTTTAAAGTATGAGATTCTGTGGTATACAGGTCATATCCCGCCGCTCCAGTACTTCCCCGTGTGGGAATTATTGCTTTGCTTTCTAGTTTTGTAATAGATACTTTTTTCATAAAATTTTAATATACACTAACTACCAAATCTGTATGTGTCAATCCATAATCACCTTTCCAGCCTTCCTCACTAACTCCAAATATTATATGTTCTTCGGTACCTTCTACTCTGTATATCACCATATTTGGATGTTCTTCTGATGTTACTTTCTTGTATTTCACAAACTTAGCTATTTCTGGGTCCAATAAAAAATCATCAAACAACTTAGTAATCTGGTCTAATGGAGTTTTTCTTACAATAATAACTCCGCGACCATTTCCACCAAGGTTTCGAACATATTCGACTGCAAATATAAAAAGATTTCTAGGGTTCATAATTAAATTTATCAAACATATACTTTTCAGTTTTATATATTATTTCTTTTGATTTATCTGATATTGTGCGATTATATTCTTGCATGTTTTTACTTTTTAACAATTTTGGATCGGTGTTAATAATGCATAATAAATGCTGAAATCTTTTTTCTGCAAATTCTTCCTCTGCGAGTGTCAAAGCTTTATGCAAATCTCCGAAAAGATTTTCTGTTTTGCCAATAAAATTCATCTTTATATTTGAATTGTATAACGGGTCATCTCCAGTATATCTGGATACGAGTTTAGAATAATGCCCCATCCAAAAAGGACCATATTCTTGGACCCAAGTATCGAAATCCGGGCATGTTCTTTCCATCAAACTCAATCTGTCTTGTTTGCTCCATTGCCAGAAAGATGGCCACCAAGTATACGGATGACGAACAAAGCAAAAATTGTATGTATTTTCGCTTTCAATCATTTGATGAAGAAATAAATGACCATTTTGTGGAGAGTTGTACCTTTTTTTAGCCAATTTCAATCTAAACAAAAGATTTTGCACAACAGTGCCTCCACACTTGGGTATATGAATAAAACTTGATTTATTTAACAAAAGATTGCTCATAGTTTAATAAGCGAGGGTGTAATGTCTCTTAATTCTCCATTTGTTTTTAGTTTAAATATTCCAAGCATCATTTCGGAATCTGGCTCATACCCATCCGATATGATTGTGCCAAGATTTTGTATGATGCTCATATTTTCCATAGGACTATTGGCTATAAAATCCTTCTGTGAAAAATACAATAGCATATTGTTTTTGTTTTGCTCAATATAATCGTGATTGAATATGCGAGTTCGTAAATCTACATTAGAATTTGGCTGTTCTCTGGCTATATATCGTTCTGCCAATATAGAGTTGTCGATATAGATGTGTGTGGCATATGGCTCTATATGATAAATAAAGTTTTCATCAGTAACATCTGTAACTACAAATCCAATATTCAGTTTCTTTGATATGATTGGATGTTGATATTGATTATTCTGAATCCAACTCTGCCACTTTCTCATATAATATCTGGCAGAACGATTTCGCATAGCGTGAAACTTTGGATCTTGTGTTTGCTTTTCGACGCCATCTTGAAACTGCCCACCTCTACAAGTAAAATGATATACAAGAGCATCCCACGATTGTATCATTTTACATCCACTCAATATCATTCTCTGGAATATATCAGAGTCTTCATAATATGAATGCAGCGTTTCATCGTGCATACCAATATCTGTCAATGTCTTTTTGTATGTCAGCCACGGTGCAAATATTCCGTTGGTAATAACATCCTTGTTTTTGACATTCAAGTTATCAACATAAGCATCAAACTCACTCTTCTTGAAATCTTCAGGATACATTCCAAAATGCTCTACTATCTTTTCTTTTCCCGCTGGATGTAATGGCGGTTCTATTCTCGTCGCAGCCACAACCGTATCCGCCTTTAGATGCTTTATTAGATTAATATCAAATCCCTTGCCCATATACATATCAGCGTGGAACATGCACACAACATCCGAAGTAGATTGTTCTATGCAGCGATTATATCCATAAGCAATACCTTTATACTCACCTGTAGTATTTTTTGTATATTTTACTTCGGGAGCATTATACTTCAGCCATTCTTCGGTTCCATCATTGTCGGCATCTATATACACAACTATTTCATACTGAAGTATAGAGTTTTCCTTAATAGATTGTACAGAACCCTTCAAATATCTAAGGTTGTTTTTTGTTGGCAGGCAGTATGATATTTTCATGTTTTTCCGTGTTCTATTCCGACTATGTCAAGTAGTTGTTGTTCTTTTTCAGTCATTTCGTTGTATACTCTATACAACTCTTTTCGTGTCTTGTTGGCAAGTAATCCATCCTTCTCGCCTTCATCAATGCAGCGTTGTAGTTTATAATACAACTCAAAATATTTTTTAGCAGCCTCTGTCATAATTTTTCATTTACTATAGTTGCTTCAAATTCTTCAATATAGCACCATTCACCATCCCACCGTTCTTCTCCAACGGCATAACCAATGTTCTGTTCGCCAACATTATCTTCACATACCCGAACTCCTCTAACAAATAGACCTGCCTCCTTTATTGCCGTTTGCCATTGCTCTAATGTAATGCGATACAAATCATTCGGCGGATTGGAATAATAATCATATACTTCGGTTCCTGCTTTGAACCAAGTATCATGTTTGGCGATCAATTTTACATATTTTTTAGCAGCCTCTGTCATATAATTCTGGATTGTTATTATAGCGAGTTCGCATTTGTTCTGACACTTTTATGAAACCAACTTCATCATATGATGGCGGTTCTCCCCATAATGTCAACCAAGTTTTAAAGTTTTTCTGTTCGCTTAACTTTTGTCTATCGGATGTACCAACCAGTTTGTCGTGCTGTCCAAGAAAATGACTACTACGTGCTCCAAAATGCCATACAAGTGCTTTTGAAGTAACCACAAAGTCGTATCCTTTTATCTGCATCAATACATTCTGCATCATATCCTCATACGATGTAGGAGCAAATCGAGCATCGTTATTTATGAAATACTTGGTTCGCATCATATATGATACGCCTTCTACTTTTCTAAAACCAGATGGGTTTGGCGATTGTACGAAATGATCGGCCCAATATAGAAACTCCTCTTTTAGAAAATCGTGATGATATACACCAAAACCACCATTTACGGGGGCAAACATTGTTCCAACCCTATCTTCGTTGTTGAATATGTTGGGCTCAAGACGCCAAGCACAAGCAACTAACGGTTTTTCTGTGCTTGAAACAAGATCAAGTAATGGCTTATCGTAATGGCGGCTAATATAAAAATCACTATGAATGAGGCTAAAGTATTCTGTTTTGACTTGCTTGATTGCTTCATTTACACCTCCTCCTATACCTTTTGGGACTTGGTTATATTCTACAATGGAAGTTATGTCACCCTGATGTTTCAACCATTCTGCGGTTTCTTCATCATTTTCAACATATACCAAAATTGGTTGTTTTTTATAAAAAGCATTTTCTCGTATGGACTCCACCGCGAGCTTGAGATATGGAAGTGAGCGAAAAGTATTAATCAGCCAAGAGAACTTTATATCATTATTATTCATATTTTTCAGCTTCTGCTCTAAGAGCCATATAATCGTTGTACATATTTGTTTTTACAAAGAAATTCTTCATTCCAGTTTCAGCAAGGCGGCAATATGTTGGAATATCCAGTCCAGCTACACCTCTTTTTACTGTAAGAGAATTGTGATGTAGAATACAGGCTCTATCAACTACACCAATCTTATATCCAAGTTTTTTAGCAGTCAGAGCAAACAGCCAATCTGGTCCCCATCCGTACATAAGGTCCGAATCTATATTTCCAACCGCTTCAATCAATCTACGAGAAATAAGAGGGCACTGAAAATCGGAATATACAACTTGTCTTATTTCCTTAGAACATCTGCTATGCATTCCTTTCCAATGACATTGTTGATTTGGTTCTATGTTATAGAAAGATGGAGCAACAATATCATACTTTATTTCTAGACTTCCCCACTTTCCGGCGAATATCTCATCGAACATTTCTTCTCTTAGCGTTCTTACAAACTCATATGGATGAATTGTAAGGTCATTGCTAAGAAACAATAAAGAATCATATTGCGGATTTTCTTTTACAAACTCCATCGAGGCATTCAATCCGCCTCCAAAATATACATTTGTTTCCAACTGAAATGAAGTATATTTGCTTCTACCTTCAGGTTTAGATGCGTTATCTAATACAAACAACTCATAATCGTCTCTTTCATACGGCTTTAGAGACTCATACAGCATATCTGTATAGTCTGGTAAGTTGTGATTTAGAATGATTGCGGCGGTTTTACCCATAACTGGTTCCTCCATTGAATATTTTCATTTTGATACTTTTGCCAGACATCTCGGCGGGTTCTATAAAGAACTTCTTGTCTGGTTGCGTAATGCTAAAAAACAGCTCAAGTTCTTCTTCGTCATCCGCAAACATCATAAACGATTCTTCTGTTCCACTTTCTCTGCATTTGAACAGGTTGTATTTCGTAGTTGCTACAGTAGTATATCCTTCTCTATGCTTCATTGCCTCGGATATAATCATAAATTCGGCTGCAATGATTGCTGCTACTTGTATAGTTGTTACAATATTAGTGCGCCAAGTGTCATTCAGTATAGCGTCCTTTATATAGAATAAAGACATACCCATTAGCGGCAGACCAATGATGGAAAATATAACCATCAAATAAAAATACAAACTTTTCTTTGGTTTAGAAGTCATACGATATTTAAATCATAGCTAATTATGCCATATTGTCAATCTATAGTATTATATGGATTTTATTATATCTATGATTTGTTGAGCACGAGTTTCTGCACGATGATGTACATTTACTTTGCTGTATATTCTTTCTGCCATAGTTTCACGAACATATTCGTTATTTAACAAATACTCTATTTTTTCAACAGCTTCTTTTGGAGTAGAATAATACATTATATCTTTACCATCTACAAATAGGTCATATATCCCCGTGGATGTAGATATTCTATTTGTAACTACGGCAAGTTTGCAGCCGCCCGCCTCAAATAATCTACGAGTTACTTCGTCGTATCTGGCATACTGAAACGCAACTGTGCCAGAATTATAAAATGATGTATTTTCTTGAGCAGGTATTTTTTTGTTTATGAACTTATCACCAAGCGCAGATTGAACATAATCCACACCGGGTCTATCTCCACAAGTTGTGATACATACGTTCTTTCTGGGAATTTCTTCTTTATATTTAAATAAAAACTCATCTCCCCAGTGGTTGAGCCAATGAACGTGTTTAAATCCCATCTCCTTATATCTTGCACAACATCTCGCGTCCGGTGTATATATCGCATCCGCTATTTTTGCTCGCTCAAATCCCTGACCAAATGTCTGTGGCTCGTCTCCCATATCAAGTATCAGTTTTGTTTTACTAATAGTCTTTAGTTTATTTAGAGAACTATCGAGAGAAGGCGATGTCCAAGGCCAAAAAACGCTTACGAAGTCATATTTTTCTATATTTGGATACAATCTATCCAAATTACAGTTAGCGGCATCAAACTTATATACATCTACGTTATGTCCCAATCGCTTGAAGGCAAATGAAAGTCCGAGAGGACAGTTCCAATACTCCTCTGGTTGATTTTCATCTCCGTGCCACAACATTGCTATGTTCATAGTTTTTCAAGTATCTTATCCACCGCCTGAAATATAGTGTATTTTTGACGAAATCCAAGATTTCTTATCTTTTCGCAATCCATAAAGAAGTTCGGTGCTTGAACTATTTGATGAAACTCTGGTACATCAACGTATGTTATTTTACTTGTAGATCCGGTTTTTTTGATTGCATAATCAATGATTTCGACAAGTTTAATGCTTTCTTCTGTACCTATGTTATATATTTCATTCAATTTTCCACTGTAAGTCACCAAGTTTATCGCAGCGCATACATCTTCAACGTGCATGAAGTTTCTGTAATTGTCACCTTTGTATATGCTTACTGGCTCGTTTCTGACAATGTTTCCGATAAGATATTCCAATGCGTTTTTCTTTTTTCCTGCACCAACATCTCCGCCAATTACATTACACAAACGTAATATTCTATAATTTCTGTGGAATGTGCGGCAAAACGACTCTGTTAAGTCTTCTGCTGTTTTTTTGGTGATTGAATAAAATCCTTTGGGATTACACGGGTCTCCTTCCTTGGCTGGGCGATATTTGGTGTATCCCTCGCCATATACAAACCAGCTACTTACAAAGTTGAACGTGCCTTGAACGTTTGGCAATACATCCATTAGCTTATTGAGATTGGTATTGATATCCTTATGAAGATCATCAAAGACATGATAATTGTGAGTTGTGCTAATAAGATACAGCACATCTTTCAAATTCTCGGACCAATTTTCGTCGCGAGGCATTATTATGCTTTTTTGCGGATATAGTTTGGCAAAATTGCTGCCAACAAATCCAGAGCCGCCGAATATTGTTAGTTCGTCCATGTTGATAATACGGTTTCAATATGATTTAGATTATCCGAAGATATTGTTGGAGCACAGCCTAAAAAGAATACAAGATCAAGAACTTTGTTTGATTCTGGATATTTCTTATAATCGTCGAGATGCTTGTATCCATTATGCACAAGCAAGTTTCCAGCAAAATAGTTTCTTGTCTGAACACCGTTCTTTTCCAAGAACGTAACGAGCGTTTCTTTTTGCTTTTTATCTCTGCAAATAATAGGCACGCCAAAAGGAACCCAATCTGTTTCAGCAAATGTGTTTGGAAAATTCAAACCATCGACATACTTCTTCAATGCAGATTGTATTGCGTCTTTATTAGATTGTCTTGTCTTACAGATATAATCAAGTTTCTTTAACTGCTCTAGTCCTATAGCGCCTTGGAGGTCCAGCGGTTTCAAGTTCCAGCCGATTCTATTAAACACATATTTATGATCAATGATAAGCTCTGGGAACTCTGGTAACCAGTTTGAAAATCTCTTATTACACGAACCGTTACACAACAAGTTGGCTGCTCCCACGCAATAGCAATCTCTACCCCAAGTAGCAAAACTTCTGGCCAAATCAACAATTTCCTGTATATCCGAGGATACCATTCCACCTTCAAGTGTTGTTATTTCGTGTGCTGGATAAAAAGAACAACTGGATACTACGGCATATTCGTTCAAATATTTCCCTCGCCACTTAGAACCAAGAGAATCGCAATTATCCAACAAAAGTTTAAGGTTATGCTTTTTGGTAATAGCGAGCATTTCATCCATGTCAGGAGGATTCCCCAATACTGGACTCAAAAATACTGCTCTGGTTTTTTCATTTATCTTTTCTTCGATCTTTACCAAATCAAAGTTCAATGTAGACCATTCAATGTCTATAAACACAGGCTTTAGATTATTGTGTACAATTGCAGATACAGTAGTTGGAAATCCTACCGCAGAAACAATGATTTCATCGCCATCTTTCCATCCAAAATACTCTTTGCACGCAGCAATCAATAGTAAGTTGGCACTTGATCCGCTATTGCAAAAGAACGAAAACTTATTATTGATATGTCTTCCAAACTCTCGCTCAAATCTTGCACAAGTTTCTCCGGACGAAGACCATTTGCCAAAAAGCAAAGTTTCTATCGCAGCAACAAGTTCTGTTTCATCAAAGTATGGGCCAGAATAATACACTCTCTTTTTGTCTTTCGCCACAAGATTGTGGGCAAATTTGGGAACAACCCCGTGTTTTTGTTGCATGCTAGCAACAAATTCTTGTATGTCTTTAGTATAGTCTGAATTCATAACTTTTATGGTAAAGATTTATTGTTTTCAAAGTCCGCCGGGGCGTCGCTCATATATATATGCGAAGGATACAAATCACTGTGGTGACTTTTTGGATGAGAACTGTGGAAAGAGAATGGATTAAATTCCGGCGATTCTCCTATCCAAAATTCATAATAAAATCTGTCAAATATTTGAGGAGGTGTTCTCAACGTTCTTGCGTATTGGGATGTCGTCCACCACATATTACCAGAAAAATGAGGAGATACACGTTTGCTGCAATTTATTCCCGCACAATTATATTTACCAGAGCGGAGAATAGTAGCACAATCTTTGTATCTGGTTATATAAAAATAGTTTAGAAGATTTCTCCAATCCGTTTCTTGTGGCCGAGACTGCGTCGTTCCTTTGGTATGCACATAAAGAATTAAAGAATCATTTGTTTTTGAAAAATCCGACGCTCCTTTTATTCCATTATATACCGTATTATATTTCTCTAGATTACCATTCGGGTTTAAAAACTCTCCAACGTTGCTGGGGGTTGTAATTTTTACAACCACCTTCGGTTTGTTTAAAATAATCTGCCGATACTCTTCTATTTCGGCGTCTCCGCCGATTAAATACGCATAAATTTGTTCACATTCATCATACAACCCAGACTTATGCATTAATTCAAACTGTTCTGTTACAACTTCTCTCCAATTATTAATCAAATAGCAATGATAGAATACGTTAATTTTCATAGTTTTGTAATTTTTTAAATATATTTTCCCAATTTACGACGGGGCTCATGAAATCCGGTTCACAGTGTGTTGAATAACCCGGTATTGGATTGATCAGAGTTTTTCCCGTTGATGTAAGTTCATAAAACTTATCAAAGTCTCTCGTTAGACCGCCCGCAACATCGCAGTACTTTACGTGAATAGCAAAGTCCCGTTTGAATGTTTTACCCAAACAAGCATATGTGTTTGTTGTATTAGGAATCGTTTTCCAGTGAACACTTGGCGTAAGTCCTACTTTTGACATAAGGTCTTCGTACATCTCAAAAAAATATTTATCGTTATGATCGTATAATGTTATATAGTCTACGTCAATATATTTAAATCCCTCTCTCAATATTTTTGGCCAACCTATATTATGTAGATAATCATCTTCAACAAAATATAAAATATCATAGTCCGAGAAGTCGGATGCTTTGACTGTATCTAATAAGTTCAAAAAGCTTTTGGCATCATTTCCACCTTGCTTTTCATATAACTTGAACTTTCCTTTATACTTGTCGTTCTCCAAGAAATGCCCACTCCCCGTCAAAGTACCGTCAAAGCATATGTTTAGTTCACAGTCTGTATCAAGCGTATTGATAAAACTGTTGAAACAACCTTCTCTAGTAAACCAGCTTGGTCTGGCCTTATTGGCTGAGTTACTGGAGAACTTACAATGTCTGGCAAATATCCTTATTTTCATACTCGCTCAAATATTACAAAATTATTTTTGATCCACGAGACTGTTGACGCCATTCTGGCTTTTATAGACTCTTCCTTTAACACAGCAAAACCTTTTTTCTCAAATATGGAAACGACTTCATTTATATTCTTTTCATTGAAATGCCCCCACCCTCCTTGACCACGGTATGCCCAGCTTATGAAGAGATATTTATCGCAGTGTCTAACGATATTATCTATTGCGGCGTCTTCAAATTCGGCAGGTATATGCTCCAGTACTTCTATACACATCACAGTTCCTTTTTTGTTGAGGTCAAAAGGAGCCCCCAAATTATAGTCGAGAATATTTTTATATTCCAGATTTGAATGACTTGACGCATGCGGTTCAACTCCAATTAGTTCTAGTCCTTGTGTTCTTTCCGATATATATTTCAGAAAATAGCCAGTAGCGCAACCAAAATCCATTATTATTTTTTGATTTTTGTCTTTTAAGAATGTTAACAAATAGTCCATTAACCCAGTATCCAAGTTTTCTGAATGATTTTCTGAACTATCGTTCCAGTTCCATGAACCTTTATCTAATATTTTTATACCCATAGCACCATCGTCGGTGACGGAAAATTGCTTTAAATAAGGCTCAACGACCTCATACTCTCGGTTATCACCGAATATGACATCCTTTCCTCTAAAAGGTTTTTCAAATTCTTCATGTACCAAAGCAATCCAGTTTTTATCTCTATTGTGACTCCATGCGGTAACTTTTTTTAACATCGCTTGCTTACTTCTTACCCACGAATAGTGATGAATAAATGGCTTGCCGTCCAGCATACAATTTCTGGCTCTTTTCGGGCAGGCGTCGAATATACCAGATCGTTCGTGTTCATGAAATATTAAAGAATCATCTCGTACCAAAGGTCCGTTTTTGACTAGAACAATTGAATCCTCCGTGTGCTTGGTTCTATACTTGAAATCTCTAAAATAAAAATAGTTGGCTATTTTATAACCATCCAACATATTCCCACCTGCTTTTTGTTGAGAAAACCATTCAACGAATTTATCCGACTCAATTATTTCGTCAGTGTCCAACAACAAAAAATAATCAACATCCGATGATGCCAGCTCAAATCCAAGTTTTCTGGAAGCATTACAATGCCATCTAGAAGTCATTGATGGTTCATATGAAAATTCGACGAACTGAACTCCCGTATTTTCTCGAATGGATCGGCTTAATAGGTCTTTATTTTCTGGTGTTCCGTCGTGAAACCGATCACAGTATGGCACAATTATCTCCGATGAAAATGATCTTACACCGTCTATACACGGTTTAAGATACATGTAGTCATTTGTACAGTAATTTATTATAGTTGCTATTTTCATTATATTATATGTTTATGTCGTCTACACATACACCATGTATTTTGTGTGTATATCTATATGTTCTCATAAAAGTTTTATCAGGTAATACCAATATTCCACTGGAGGTATAATAATTTGGATATGCCCAAATAATTCCTTTGGACGTTAACGTGTATTTATCTTGGTCGTGCCAAAAACAATGCATTCCTATATCTCTTAATTTTTCCAATGCTTCTATGTTTTTGGCGTGGCACCATAAGTGCGATTCGTTCTGTTTTAAAAAAGACTCTTCAATTTTATATTGAGGAAAATCGTGCCCCAAAAACCAAACTCCATCAACTAATCTTACATCTATTTCTACATCAATACCCTTTGATATAACCAATTCAATTTGATCAGGTGTATTTTCCACACTGTGGTCTGGACCGTACAAATTTCCTCGGTGACTTACTATAATCATATTACTTTTTCAGATACAAGTCCAGGTCTTCTGGCGTACCCAGACCCCACATTTTGTCAACAGTGTATGTTTTAAAAATTTTTCCATCAGCAATTGCTTCGTTATATACCGGACAAATATAAAACTCGTTGTTCACTCTTAGGTTTTTGGATATCATATTTTCGGCATACTTTACATAGTCTTGACCCTTAGACCAGTAGTATATTCCCACCGAAGCCTTGTCCGATATTGGATTTTTTTCAGCAACCTCCGTTATGACTCCCATTTCATCTGTTTTACAAAAAGACCATTTTGGGTGTGTGGAAGTGAATGTCAGAATACCACCGTCGATACCGTCGGCTTCCATACTATACATAAATTTGGAAGACTCCCATTCAACATATTGATCCGAATTCGCAATCAAAAGTGGCTGTTCATTATCTATATACTCCTTTGCCAGCAAAGTTGTACAGGCGGCACCCTCAGTAACAGAGTCTATTTGTATTATTTTACAACCCGGTGCAACATTGTTTAATACCGTTTCCAGACTATATCTGGAATAGTGTTCTTTCAATACCAAAAATATATAATTGGCTTCTATGTTTATGTTTTCAACCACCAACTGTATCATCGGCTTTCCTTCAACGTCAATAAGTGGTTTTGGGAATGTATATCCAGCCTTCTCAAATCTGCTCCCTCTACCGGCCATAGGAACTAAAATATTCAGTTTATTATTTTTCCATTTCATAGAATTTTCTTTTTTGTTTAAAAAGTTATACGCGAACGAAATTATAGAATTGTCGTTTAAATCTTTTGGGCTACTAACTGGAAATAGCCTTGCTCCAGATGCTTCGGCGGCGGATCTTCCCACATAAGAGTCTTCAACTATTATAGTATTTTTTGGAGATACGTTTGCTATTATCATCGCACGCAAAAAAATTTCAGGGCTTGGTTTTGAGTGAGAAACATCCTCGTTTGATAGAAAAAAATCCACGTATGGGATAAGTCCAAGTTTCAATAACGAAATGTTTACTGTCTGTCTGATAGAGTTGGAGCAGACGGCAATAGTATAACCAAGTTCTTTCAACTGTTTGAACTTATCTACAAGACTATCATTTTTTTCTACTGCACTCAACATTTCATACGTGAACAGTTGTTTATTTTTCCATACCTGCTCGTGAACATGCTCAGGTAATTGCTTATCTTTTTTCAGAAAATCCAATTTTGTCTTGGTACTCAATCCATCATATTTGAAGAGATGTTCTTTTCTGGATATGATATATCTATAATCTATTTGAGCCAACGCCTTATTCAAAGCATTATAATGAATTTCCTTGGCGTCTAACAACACGCCATCCAAATCAAATATAATTAAACGAGATGGTATCATTAATATACTTCAAATCCCCCGTAATTTATTTCTTTTTGCCAATCAGTTCTATCAAAATTCAACTTTACAGATTTTCCGTCTACGATTTGTATTGGATACCCAACGTCCTTCATTATAATATCAAGTAAATCTTTTTTCTCTCTTGGAATAGCTACGTGATCACACGGATATTCATTGTTTATTCGGACCAGTATATAATCCAACGACAAAATTTTATTGAGCAATGTTTCTGAACTCTGCCCAAAACAATTCAACCACTGGTTTTCGACTTCAATAAACATAATAGGTCTAGAATTTTGAATAAGTTTTTCGGCACCTTCCAATAAAAATATCTCAGATCCTTGTACATCTATTTTCAAGAATGATACACCCGAACTTATAACTTCGTCAATTTTTATCATTTGTACTACATCCCCGCCACCACCAATTTTAGTTGCTCCTATATTAATTCCTTGAGGTCTATCTACGTCAACATAGTCCATTTGAATCATTTTGTTCTCATTCCCTAACGCCACATTGAAACAAAATACATTTCGTAGGTCGTTGATGAATACATTACCACATAGCTGTTGATATATTACTCTCAATGGTTCAAATGCCAAAACTTTTCCGGCGGGTCCAACCATTTTTGCCATCGTTACTGCATGATATCCCAAGTTTGCTCCGCAATCCAAACAAATATCTCCGGGTTTTATTACGTTTTTGGCTACATTATAAAAATGTGGCTCAAAATCTCCATTGTTCATCAATGCCTGCCCCAGTGCGTCGTTTGGCAATATCAAAAACTTACCGTGTCTGGCTTCTATTATGTTTGGCATATTATTTTATGAATACTTCTTCAAATTGCTTCATCACGTTGGATGGAGAAAATTTTAATGAATAACAATCCCAGTCTATATCTTTAACATACTCTTTGTCAATTTGTAATAAGTATGAAGTTAGTTCTTGTTCGTTTTTATATTTCAACGCCTTTTCACCAAGCATATGCAAGTGCGCTTTCATATACCACCCATATCCACCGTCATATGTAAGTACTGGTTTGTTGAAAGAAGAAAATTCCGCGACCGCCAACCCGAACGTTTCGCCGTCACTTCGAGCGTGTATCATGGCATCGCACGTATTTATAAACTCACTTTTATACATCAAATTTGGATTGAATGGTAAAAATTTTACTTTTGGGTGAGAAACAAATGGTTTAGTATTCAAAAATACGGCATATAAATCGTTTCTTTTTTCAATCGCAGTTATCAATGCTCGGTGCGCGATTTGTAAATCAAATTGATTGTATCCACCCAATCTTCCCAATACGAAAGCATTTTTTGGTATTCCAAGTTCGTCGTGCAGACTTTCGTTTGTTTTTGGTAGATTTATTATATGCGGAACCCATAATGGCTGATTAAACATTTTTGCTAACCATTCGCTTACGCCAGCGTATACATTGCCATGTGGTTCTGTCATACTGAATATACAGTGGATTGCGGTTTTACAATTTGATGGGGTAGTTCCTTCATTTTTTCCGCCCGCCTTTATCATATAAAACAGATCTATTTTTTCACGTTCTACCAGAATTGGAATCTCACTTTCATTTTCATATAGATGATAGTTCAACCCATCAAACTTTTCCATTGGGCAAGTTGATTTTGATCTAGAACTCATTATGATTGGGTTATGACCAAGGCAGTCTCTTATTCCCATATAATAGTCGTATGGCACTGTACCACAGCCTCGGTGATCAAGTTGTTCTACATGTATTGCTATTTTCATTAGGTCATTCTTCGTAGAGTATAAATCTCCTTGGATAAATCCTTGAAGTTTCTCCAACAATCCCACTTTGCACTTATAAATTTACCAGAAACACCGTCACTTTCATCGGAAATTAACCATTCGACCAACTGCATAGCCGGTTCGGGGTCATCTCCGCTTTCGCTTTGACGCTTGGCTTTTTCGTATTCCTGAATACCAATTATTTCTTGCCCAGCATTTATTGGACCATCAACGATTCCGGTCTTTATAGCGCCGGGAGCTATTGCGTTAATATCCAAGGTTGGCTCTTCCAAAGCCATCGTTTCCACCAATCTAACTACGGCAGTTTTTGCTACTGCGTATGCAGAAAAATATGCTCTGCCATTTCCAGCACCACCTCCAGCCATGCATACTATCTTTTGACGTTTGTTGGTACACATCAATGGATAAAATTCTTTCAAAACATTATATGTTCCATCCAAGTTTATTCTTATTGTTTGTGACCAATTTTCTGGATTTGTCTTTGACACCTTTCCCAATTCACCCTGCGTCCCCGCACACGTAATGATTGCATCAAAATAAACATCGCAATCAAGAAAGTAGTTAGACCATCCACGTACTTCTTCTATATTTGACACATCGCAAGGATATTTTGAAGAACGAGAAAGACCATAGACATTGTGTCCATTTTTCTCAAATCTATCGGACAGCATCTTTCCAATACCAAAAGTATTACCTGTTATTAGAATGTTCATCGTTCGATTTCTTGATTGATGGGATGAGAGACAGTCCAAGATTGTATTTTTGATCCAATTGAATGAGGTTATGTATTTCTCTTCCAAGTGTGTCGTTGGTATATGGACCACCGGCTTTTAGATAAGACAACTTACCTATGCGTTTGTCTGTTTGCAATCCTGCGGTTATATCTGACGAATTTGCTCCCACCGCCTTTGCAACTTTATCTATTTCATTTATAAATGCAATAGACATTGCCAAATATGAATTCAATGCGTGTTTTACCATTTCAGCAGATTCCAAACTCATCCAAATTATATTAGAAGACAATGGACGAAACAATTCGGTAAGTACATCTTTTGAGAATCTATCACATCCAACAACAATTCGTTCTGGGTTCAGAAAATCATTTATTGCTCTACCTCGCCTTAGATTTTCTGGAGAACAGGCAATTCTGATATCTGTATATACGTTCTCTAGCATTCTGCACGTTCCAACTGGAACTTGGGTAGATATCAAAGCAATAGCATTATTTTTGGCAAATGGAAGTACTCTTCCCAACCATTCAAATATGATTCTTGAATCTGGCTTTCCGTCCTTATCGACCGGTGTATCATAGCAAACCCAAATAACGTCACTATCTCCAACCTTAGAATCATCAACATTTACTTGATGAAATTGTTCCATACAAGCGGCAGTTATATATGCCAAATGTCCGTGTCCTATTACTGATATTTTCATAATTTATCCTTGTCCCATGTTAGCTTGTTTGGACCAGTTTTGGTTATAAAACAGGTTTTGCGCACGTTGCCTGTCTATTGTTTTGTCATGAATAATAGACCATTCAACTTCTTTAGGAAGCATAGTTACATACTCAGCACCAATCACAGTCTCGTGTAGCGGTTTTTGCCATTGTACCTTTAGGCTATTTTTATATATACGAGATTGATAATCACCGTGATTCCAGTTTACTATTGGCTCATTACCAAAATATTCTGGTAGTGTACTAAGATGCCATCCCCACATAGCTGCATCTTGTGAAGTAGCTCCTCTTACAATATTTACTCTTGGAACTCTGTACAATTCAACTTTTGGATTAGACATTATCAATTCTTGCATATTATACAACAGTTCAGGCCACAGATATTCATCCGCGTCCAACTGGACTATATAATCTCCTACACAACGTTTACTTCCATAGTTTTTATGTTCGGAAAAGTTTTTATTTAGTGCATGTTGAATTATACTAAAGCCATAGTTTTTAGCTTTTTCCAGTATCTTTTTAGTACCTTCGTTATCAGAAAAATCATCAAGAATGACAACTTCGTCGTTCGGAGCATTAAAATCGATGTGAGTCTTGAGCTTCTCGATTAGTTCAAGAAGCTCAAGTGTCTCATTTTTACACGTAACCAAATAACTTATTTTCACGACGTTGTCGGAGTTATTTTTTTGAATTTTGGAAGCGTAATTCCTACCTTCTTCTCAAACACGGGGAGATGTTTGTCTAAGACATCTACCAATACTTTTCCAGCAGCTTCAAGACTAAACTTTTCTGCATTTTGAACACGCAGTTTTTCGGCGTTTGGAATATAATTGATATAGTTTGTGTATATATCTTCCAATTTCTGTGCAGCAACGCTGTAGTTTGCATTAAACCACTGACCTTCTTTTACCAGCCATTCGTTGCACGCACTCGGAGGTACGTTGACCATTGTACCGGGTAACAAGTTTGCAAGATTATCTGGAAGAAAATCTACGTGACCGCTCCAATTAGTAGTAAGTAGTGGTTTTCCGCTTAGAGTTGCCTCTAGCAACGGTCTTCCGAAACCTTCTCCGTGAGTAAGACTGACGTGAGCTTTTACCTTTGGATGGTTATACAAACGATTCAATTCAGTCGGAGCCAGTTCGCCGTGTATAATATATATATTTGGAAGAGTTCCAGACAGTGGGGCACGAATGTCATTTATTTTCTTAAGTATTTCGGTTTTATCTATTTTGGAGAATGTTGCTCCGCTAGTCTTGAGAATTAACGCGGGTGCATTTTTCTTGTTTTTAAATACTTCGCTGAAGATCTTGATCAACATTCCGACATCTTTTCTATCTGCACCTAGGTCGCCTTGGATCCAATGTCCTACGAATAGATAGCAGAATGTTTCTGGGATCGCATTTAGCGCAGAATCTATTTCTTCGGACGGTTCATTAGTTTTTTTGTAAATACTTGTATCTACTCCTTCAAATACAACTTCAATAGGTTTATTGAGTTGAATCTTGTCCGTCATTCCCGTTCTTTCATCTCTACGGTCGTATGCAGTTTTTACAAATACTTCCTTAGAAAAGTTTGAAGGAACAATATTCAAGTTCATTCTATTCAGACCTTCAACCCATTCTGGCTTTGGTACAGTACTTTCAATACCTGCCGTAACGCCAATATTATATTTTCCGCGTGGCTGGAACTCGTTGGGAATAGATACTTGAACAAATAATTCAGGCTGTGCGGTTAAGTTGGTAGTTAGTATTCTGCTCTTTATTTCTTTGACCATAGGACGACTTTCGTCATCCAACATCGTATTGGGACACACTCCCCATCGCATTGGTACGATCTTAACGTCAAACTTATCATACTTTATGATGTCTGCCGCAATTGCAAATGTATGGTCGCCATATCCAGAGCGAGATGCTATTGGACCTTGTATGACACATACTGGTTTAATTTCGTTGCTCATTTATATAACCTTTTTTTTATTATGGTGCTGTACCGGGTGTGTTTTGACCTTCTTGTTCTTGAATAATCGCTTCCATCTCGGACTTAACATCGTTGATGCGATCCTTGAAGTCAGTCATAACAACTCGCTTTTCCATTTCGATTTCACGAAGTTGCTTGGCAAGTTCGTAGATTTTTGTCTTTGCTTCTTCTTTAGTCAATGCTTTAGCCATAATATTATTTATTTGTTATATTTTTTTAGTACTTCATCTTTGTTAATCTTTGGAATCGGAAATCCAAGACTGTTGTTTGGCATATTGTGCCCAACATATTCGTCGTGACGATGAAGATTAAATCTTTCGCGACCTTTCCAGTTTGCCATCATATTTTCTAAGCCAGATGCCATTTTTTCACACATGCTTTCTGCACTTAGTCCACCAACTCCGCACATCCATTCTCTACCTTCCAGTGCATACTCAAGGCGCTTTTCCTTGCTGGTCAAATACCAATACATAAATGCTTCAGCACAATCTTCCCACTTGGCATAATCGGCAAGAATATATGGAGTAGGAATACTACCTTGCATCATTCTTGCACCCGGAAAGATTGGTGTAACCCATCTACCGTGTTTCTTATATCTACCATCGGCATTAGTTCCCCATCCATTTTCAAATTGGACAGGATTTCCGGCATCGTCTGTAAATCCGCACTGGTCCTGAAGTCCTCCCGTAACCGTGACGATGATTGGAGTACCCGCCATTACACTCTCCGCAGTGGCAATACCAAATCCCTCGTTGTCGGAAAGATTTACCGTCACATCTGCCATGTTGTAAAGTTGATTCATTCTTTCTGGCAGAACCTTTTCAACACTGAACACTACATCATAATTCGGGCAAAATGCCTGCTTACACGCGGGCAAATCAGTGCCTGCTTCATCTACTGGGTGTGTATGTAGAAACAATACGCACTTTGCTGCTTCTTCTTTTGGTAGATTGTCGCAGAATGCTCTGTAGGCAAGCATTATTGTACTGGTTTGCTTACGACGAATATTTCTATTGTTATAGAATATTACAAACTTATAGTCCTTCTTGAAATACTGTCTACGTATTAGTTGCAGTTCACTTAGTTCAGCATCTGTGGTCAACGGTCTAAACATCTTGCGATTGATGCCGTGCGGTACATACGATACAGTTGTAGGATTATTTAGTGTAGTTCCAAGAATATTCTTTACGATATTTTCTGTCTGCTTGCTGATACAACCAATCCAATCGCACGATTCATAATATGGACGATTATACATAGGATATGGAAGATCGTCCCAGATGCTATAGAACCCGATTGGAATCTTCTGACGCAATTCACGCTCGATTTGATATAACCAGATCCAAAAACGCGGATCAGTAAAATGAAGCAGCGCATCAGGCTTTTCCATCTTAATAACTTCGTTTAGAAGATTGGCGTCGCCATAACCATCAACCGGATATAGGCGAACGTATGCGTCGTCTATGCCAGCAACTTGGTTGGTGGCTTGGTCAAGATTCATTATCTTGCCTTTTTCAGGATGCGTAACGCTACCTGCCATTTGTACCCAGTTGTATTTGCCTGCCAAGCCTGTAACAAACTCTCTTGCCATTGTAGCAATACCAGAATGCATTCTCAGGTCATCGCAAAGCAGTATAATCTTCTTTCTGTCCTTCTGAGGAATATAACTATTTACCATATATAACCTTGTATTATGTTTTAAATCTGCGTTATGTCAAATTATTTAAAATGCAGAACCGCTGATTTGTAAAGAATTTTCTTCGTTGAGCTTCTTTCTGAACTCTGGATCGTTGATATAAAGATATACACAACGATTTACGAGTTTTTGCAGCGTCATTCCACTTGATACACCTGCTTCCTTGAACGCAGTATATTTGTCCTTGAACAGGTGTACAGAAGTGAATGATGTTTCGTGGCTAGTTTTTAGTTTCATATATATGATTGTTAGATTTCTCTATATACATATATATGAAACTAGGTTTTCCGTATATATAAAAAACTATTAGCCTTCTTTTCCGTTACAATATAGTTCGCCTTTATCGTTCTTGAGTGTCTTGAAGATGCAATATTTACAGTTTTTGCGGCCTTTGCCAGGATTCTTTAGAAACACAGCGTCTTTATTATATTCGCCGTTGTCATCAAAACCATTTTTTATAAAGTCAAGAAAAGCAGATTCTACTTCTTTCATGTTCATCTTTCCATCTGGCGGCGATATACGTTGAATACGCTGCTGCGGAAACTCAGCATCTTCAAGCAACTTACGCTTGACTACAAAGAACTCAACTTCTATATCAGACATAGGCACCTTGAATACCTGATGATAAAATCTCTTATATAGCAGTAGTTGGTCTATCTTTGTTCTATCTGCCTTTTGATATTTGTTCCAGCCCAGACGACTTGTCTTGAAATCTAAAATAAGTATCTTGTTGGTCGTTTTATCCTTGAACACAATATCCAGAAAGCCTTTGTATGTTATAGTATTGTTCTTTAGCGGTATTTCAAGCGGCAGTTCTATTCCCACTACCTCATACTTCTTTGACGGAAAATGTTTGCTGCGTATGGCATAACTGGTTACGTGGTCAAGAATAGTTCTGCCATCTGACTTGAACTCTGCTACTTGAGATGGTGTGGTCAAGCCAAGTTCTTCTATATCTTCGGCAGACAATGTAGATACTTGCTCGTCTGTTGCCAGTTTGAGTTGTTTTAGTTCTTCATCAAACGCTGATATGAACTTGGCATAACAATCAAACTCATCGGCAGCAGAAGAGCCTACATTATATAACAATCTAAGATATTCTTGTAATGCTTCGTGAATGCCCGTTCCAAACGCAGTATTGATATTGGCTTCATACGGAGCAAGTTTGTCTATATACGACAACTTCCATTGCTGCGGGCACTTTAGCCACATAGCATATTGAGAAAAACTTACGGTCTTGTTCTTCTTTTTTTCTTCAGTTGGAGTTACAGTAGGCACTTCTGCTACTGGTTCGGCGTAAAAATCATTTATAGACATAAAATCAGTATATATCAAGTATTGTTGATGTCAATTGTAAAGAGTTTATATTTATTTAGATAAACAAAAAATATATCATATATGGATAACAAAACATTCACACACGTTCTACAGAAAAAGGGAGTATTACGTACTTTTTCAGTGGCAAAGGTTGTAAAGAAAAAAGACATAGATGAGTTGAAAAGTTTAATTAAAAGTATTGCGGCAAATGATGCAGAGTATAATCAGATGCTAAAGGAAGAAATGGCTAAACTATCCGACATGCATAGCGATAAAAATCCAATACCTGGCATCATATACAACAATGATGAGTTGTCGGCACGCAGAAACTTGATATATACCATCGCAAACAAGTTCTCAAAAAATATCAAGAGCATGAACTTTGATAAGGGAGAACTTGCTTTCTTGATTTCTTCTATCGTAGCCAAACTTGAGTTAGAGCACGAAGATTTTATCAAACTAAGTGAAGAACTTGATAATGAACTTGGTGAAGATGACGATGAAGATCAAGAAGAAGATGGTGATGAATACAAATACTAAAACTTTTGTATCCAGATCTTCATAAACTTTTCTACGTGTTCATTCAGTTTTGGATTCAGTAATAGTTCCTCGGTTGTCATCTTGCCTTCATCTTCCCATTCTATGCGATGCTGTGCGGCGCTTCTGATTCTTGGATTGTTGGCTTCTTCGTGTTCGTTGGCGGGCAATACAAACTTCTTTACGCCATCAACAATGCTATACTTGCTGATATGACACAGCACTCCTTTGGTTTCTTTCTTCAAGAAGTATAGTTCATCTTTTTCATATACATCATATCGCACATCCGTAACGATATAAAAGTCATAGTCTGATTCATCAATCGTTTTCTTGGCAAGATCAATCCAGTATCTACCATCTGTGCGTCTGCGTTGAGCATCGCCATACCATACAAGCATAGGACGAATAAGAATCTTTTCTTCAGGATCTTGTGTAAAAGCAGATATGCCAAGATTTTCCAATAAAAACTTATCGCAATGCTGCTTTAGCGGGTCGGCAAATGCGACCTTCTTGACGCTATAACCAGCCTGCTGTAATTTCATTTCTACAATAGAAGCAAATGTATCTTTACCGCTGCGGGCTGCGCCTCCAACTCCTATAACATTTTTAGTAGACATATGTTTATTCCCATTTACGGTGATCTTCTGCCACCCACTCCCAACCATCATATTCAGCAATATGCCATTTTACATCGTCGGGCACTTCAACGATTTTTATTTTACAACTGCTTCCGCTTGCTGCCTCTGACCCAAGTTCTTCAATCGCCTCAATCAAAAACTTATTGGTTCTGTCATCTGTAAACCCGTCGCCTATGCGATAATCATGTGGATTTTTTTGCTCTTGAGGATTTGGTATAGAAAACGCAAGATTGTCGCGGCTATATTTTCCATGGTCAGTCAGATCATATGCAGGAACAAGTTTGCTCCTGAGCGTGGGTTCAGTAGTATATTCATACTTGAAGAAATAACAACTTATGCCTGCTTTTTCGCAGTATAGTTTTAGTGCTTCAGGTGATAGACCAAACCCTCCATAAGATGCGTTGATGGCTACTTTCATATGTTATGCCTCCATTAGTTCTTTGATTTGCTTTTCGTTATATCCGTATTTGCCAACAATGCCAACAATATCGGCCTTTGTCAAGATGGATATATACTCAAGCACATTTCTTTCGCTGTCTTGAAAATGGTTGGAGAGCAAACTAAGCAAGGCAGGATTATACTTCTCACTCTTGCTCTTGATATATGGATAAAATGCCTTACGCTTTGGCACAAAAGCAATCAGCACCTTATAAAACTCTTTGGGAGATAATACGCCGCTATATTTCTGTACGTGATTCAATGTATCAATAAGTTCGGGTTGCATGCTTAGAAAACGGCACACCATAAAGTTGGACCAACTCTTTTTGTCGGCGTCGGTAAGTTTGTCAAAATAATCAATGTCCTGCTTTTCGCGGACATGATTGATATGATCAAACAATCCCTTGGGCTTTGTTATAGCAGCACCAGTTTCTGTTGCTTTTTTTCTTGGCATTTTACGATTTAGTCCAGACACGCTTATCGTATTGTACAAAGGTTGTCAATCCAAAGCCATTCTTGGCATTGGACCATACACCAGCATCATTTTTTGACGATGTAATCTTTGTGAATACAGCAGAAGTTGATTCTACAGGCTTAGTCAAGTAAAACTTGCTGCCAATAGCCAACTTGCCAAACTCAATCTGCTTTGTTGTTTCGTCGCTCATTTTTGTTTTCCTCTTTTGGTAGTTCAACAGATTCTTTGTCTTTGGATAAAAGACGCTGAACGTGCTGTTCTAATCTATGAAATCGTGATTGATATTCTGTATGTTTGCCTGATAGTTTATCCACCTTACTGGTTTGACGCTTTAGATTGTCAAATATTATTCTTAGTGTTTCTGTGATGGCGTTGCCATTTTCAACTATAGTAGTTTTATTTGTCTTATCCATCTTCTTTATCATAAGATAAAACTTATAACAAGAATACGCCAGACACAACTCAATTATGAATATCGCAGCCAGAAGTATATAAAAAAAGGTCATAAATAAATACCCCGATAATATAGATCAGGGTATAGTTGTTGTCAAGATGCTATTTCTTGTCTTACTTCGGTGACATTATCCAAGAAATGTATCCAACTTGGATGATGTGCGATTTGTATGGTTGAACTTACTGGCACAGCCCTTGGTGCCTTTGGCTTGCGAATAAGTTTTAGCCCAGCCTGTTCTGGCGTTTTATCACCTTTCTTGCTGTTGATTTCTTTATGACACCATACCATATTCTCAAACGTATTCTTGCCGCCCTTGGTACGAGGAATAACGTGGTCAATGTTGCCATCTTTCCAAGAAATCTGACGACCTGTATATTGACATACTCCACCATCACGTTTACGAATGCTTTCTTTGGTCGGACGAGGAGTAACTACAGGCATCTTGCTATAGTTTGGCTGAATAATGACACGCGGAGCCCGAATAGTCATATTAGAGGTATGTATAGCAAGATCATAATCTCTTATAGGCAGATTCTTCCAAGTTTCCCAATCAACTGGCTGTACATATTCTGGATTATCCCAATCTACGCTGCCATTTTCATCCACACGAAAGTTCATATCTATGGCAAGAGCAGGCGGATTATTACCATCAACTCCACCCAGCATAGAAATAAGAGCCTCCTTGACAGTCTTTGTATTCAAAGCCTGCCATAAGTTATTTAGGCACAATACTGGTTGGGAGATAACATTCATAATATATCCTTTCAGATATAACTATGACTACAATAATATAAAAAGTCAAGCCTTATTTCTTGATAGGTATAACTTTTTCAATCCTGAAGTATGGGTCAAAGTCAATCTCCATATCATCATCAAATAATACAACAGTTCTATTAACCTTTTGTATTACGGCGGTTACTTTCATTTTTTTACCTGTTGAAGATATTACAACATCTCCAACTTCAAGACGCTTGGCGATTTTGTCTGTATGTGCTGTTTTTGTCATCATAAATAAATATTAGTATTTTGTAGCAAGATGCCAATATCCGCAATAACTACATTTGTATGGTATTCTATCACTACGATACTCTGTCAGTATTCTTTTAGCATCACGAATAGCATCGTTGCGAGATTCATAGTTTGTTTTAGTTTCGCAGGAAAGTTTGTGATGATCATTTAAGAACTTGGTATAAGATTTTCTTGTAGTCATCTGCTGTTATTGGCTTACCGTCAAGCACTTTGAATACAATCGCAGATCTGCCTGTGCTGCCATGTGCTTGTAATATTTCTGCGGCAGCAAACTTGCGTGGCATTTTAGAACGAGCGGCGGCAAAAGCAAACAGTGCGTTCATTATGGTATGAACTTCTTTCATCGCATCGCATATGCGTGAAATATGCCCGATTGCCATATTTGCTATTTCGTAGTCAAACTTATGCGTAAGATAATCAAAGAACTCAGTATAGCCAGTAGGTTCGTGAGATAGTGTATGACGGTCCATAAACCAATCAATATATACATCAATTACCTTTTCTATGCTTGAGATTTCACTCTTGGCGCGATGCAGATACAAGTATTGAGCACTCTTGATCTTTAGAATATCCTGTTCGTCGTTGTAATACAGGCATATGCCCTCAAAGTCCCGCATATCAACCACTGCCTTCTGTAATTCGTCGATGGAGTTATAATTATAAAACTTTGGGCGGCGAAAGTTATAGTTTCTGGCAATATGGTTTAGTGAGTGCTGGTCTACAAGCGAATAGTCATCGTGTACAATTGCGGCAATAAGAACCATATCGGGCTCTTTGCCATAATCTAATACAATACGATTGGTAGGAGATAGCCACTCAAAGATATAAGAATGCTGAGTGGTGTCTTGCTTTTCAAGATATGATATAAACTTGGCATACTTATTTAGCAATACATCTATTTCGTGTGCGTTTTCTTGCCTACGAGCATCTGTCGTTCCTCTTGTACGAATAACAGTATGCCCCTTATATCTTGAGAATATAAGCGTAGAACCGTCCAACTTCTCAATCATTCTTGAACCAACGAGAGAAGACGGTGTGGGTGATATGTCAGGCTTTTCACCAAGGTTAAAAAACTTCTTGAAACTCAGTGAAACGGGATTTCCTTCCTTAT